GGCACAGAGGATTATTTTGCGCAAATAGCAAATTTTGGGACAGATGAAGCGCTTAGAGATGGAGTATATCTTGATGAAGAAAACAACCGGAAACGGTACATCCTTTTCACGGAAGATAATGAGCACCTTCCCAAGGGGTATGTCGATACCGTCCGGGAGGCTACAAAATCAGACCCAGGCAGATGTGAATCGTATCTTAAGGGGTTATTTGTTCCCTTTACAAAAGGAACCGCTTACTGGGAATTTAGGCATTCTGCTTGTGTCAAATTAGGCTGGGAGAAATCAGCAAGGCATCCCATTAACTTTTGTTGGGATTTTAATGCAAATCCTCTAGCTTGGAAGGCGATCCAAAGATTGCCGAGCATTAATCAGGTTGGAGAAAGGATCTACAAGTTTGTTGAGCTGGCAGAGGCTTCGGGAAAAGCTCGGGGCTTGATGGATGCGTGCGTTGAATTTATGGCGGCGTTCCCGCCTGCTAGATTCAAGCATGTGCCGATACATATTTGGGGAGATCCGACGGGGTTTCATAAGAGCCATAAGGCTCCTAACTGCGATTTTGATCAGATTTACAACATACTGAAAGCGAAGTATCACACAGTTGAAATTAAAGCGCCTGACTCAGCCCCACAGGTTAGGGCGCGGCTCGAGCGGGTCAATCAGCTATTTGCCTACGACTTGATCGTAGTCTGCGCCTGGATGCAAAACAGCATCAAGAGCTATGCAAATACGGGGCTAAAAGATGGCACTTGGCAGATAGAAAAGCCGCAAGGCGAAGATTGGACCCATTGGGCAGATGCCGGCGGGTACTATTACCACGAAGTTACAAAGCACCTAGACTTGGAGGATCCTATCTCCCCGAGGATATACGGAGTTAATAAACTTTTATAAAGGATTTCTATGACACTCGTTAATGGAATGAATGTTTCAGTCTCCGGCCTGGCGGCCTCAGCCTTCGGCTCCGCAACCGAGCACCAATATTTTGTAATGGGACCGCATTGGAAACATGCGGTTGGAGCGCTAAAGGTTGGCTCTCTTTCCGGTACTGGTAATCTGAAATGCTCTTTTCATCATGCGGCGCAAAACCCGAGCAATGAAACGCCGGATTGGAAACTGCTAATGTCCTTCTCTTCGCTAAATGCCAGCTCCGCAATGTCCACCATCTTTGATGCACCGATCACCTCCACGCCCCTCCTCCCCTACGGGCGCTTCACCTCTACAGTAGAATCAACCAATGCCGGCACAACGACCTTTTATAACGTGGTGGCTAAATTACTAGCTGAGGTATAAATGTGGCAGAAGGCAATTCAGCACAGGGCAATTCGGTTGTTCTGTCATATCACCCCAAGTATCTCGATTTCCGCGATGATTGGATACTATGGCGCGACCTTTACGAAGGGAAGCACAAGACCCTAACAAAACCTCAGTACCTCTGGCCGCACGTTCAAGAGTCCAAAGGGACGTCGGATTCTAACGAGCTTAGAGATCATAGGGCGAATAGGACGCGCTATTTAAATTTAATTGAGATAATCATCTCTCTTTGGCAAGGGCTGTTTTTCAAGACCCCGCCAACCATTGAGGGGATGGATGAGAAGGTGGTGGAGGATGTTGACGGTAACGGCACCAGCTTCTATAGCTTTCTAAAAAATGAGGTTCTGCGCGACTACTTTCTTTATGGCAAGGCCATCGCGATAGTCGATGCCTCTCCTTTTACCGCAACCTCGAGGGCGCAGGAGGAAGAGCTAGGGCTAAGACCCTACATCGAAACCATACCGGCGCTTTCAATGGTTGATTGGGACATTGAAACGGTAGATCCAAAGCGCATAGGTAAATACAATTTTGCTAGGTATAAATACACAGTCGTTGAGCCAAGAAAAAACGAAACGCAAGCGCCGACGGTGCAAGAATACAGCCGGGCACTTAGGAGCGACGGCACGGCTTATATTATTGTGCCCTATTTGCTGCACGAAGAGCAGAAGAACACCAAAAGCATCAAGCAAGACCCCTATGTAGAAGCAACCTACATGGAGAAGGGATCGCCGATTCAAACCAATCTGAAAGAGATCCCTATTTCGGTGATGGAGGATGACTCATGGGTGAAGGATTTAGCGCAGGAGGCTTTGCGGTATTACAACCTTAGAAGCAACCACGACAACATCCTTTACCATCAAGGATGGCAAAAGCTTTTTGGTATTGGGGTAGAGACGGCTGAGCACAAGGCGGCGTTGAGCGAGAACCTGATTGCCTTTATCCCCAAAGATGGAGACATTAAAACCGTTGAGCCGGTTGACACCACTGCCATTACCAAGGCGATGGACGAAAGTATGGCAGCCGCCTTCAAGGTGGGGCTGAATCAATTGCGCATGCTCCCTTCTGACTCCAGGGTAGGCCAGTCTGAGGATGCTCAGGCGGAGGAGAAGCAGAACCGTTATGAGCTAGTAGAAAGCACCCTGGCCGAGCTGGAGGATTTCGCCCGGGATGTGCTGAATAATTGCCAGCTATTCATAAATGGCAAGGAATTTAGTGGCAAGGTGGAGCTTTGTAAATCTTTAGGCGAGCAAAGTATTGAAAACTTTGTATTAATTTACAACTCTTTCGCCCGCCATTTCCAAGAGAACGAGGTGCTGAACAAAATCACCCTAAAAGAGGCTTTAAAGAAGATGAAGCTGCCAGAACAGGAGATGGAGCTGGCCCTTGCCGCAGCCGACACCATAAAAGCATCTAAGCCTAGAGAGGAAAGCAGAGGCTTAATCAGAGACGATGGTGGAGCAGAAGAAGAAGAGGAAGCGGCGAGTTACCAATGAGATCGCGCGCTCGCAGGAGAAGATCAGAGCCTTCATTTCTGATATTGGCGCGGCACTGTCAAAAGCTGGCGGTAGGTTTCTTAAGAATCTTGACGGGAATAAGCGCAAAGATGTTGCGGCTTTGCTGGGACAATTTGACCAGGCTATTAGGGAAACGGTTTTAGAGAAGGCCTACGAGCGGGTTGAAGATATTTATTCTGACGAGCTGGCGATAGTTCGGAAAGATTTCGAGGCCAATAGTAGGAAGATTGCATTTAGCGGCGCGGACAAGCAAACGGTAAAGGCTTTGTTTGAGGCTGAGTTTTCAGTAGTTGAAAACCTCTTTGCTGATTATATCGGCGATCTGCGGCGCGGAGTGATGAGCCAGGTGCTACTGGGGCAAGACCCGGATTTCCAAGCACTCGAGGAGGAGCTGGGGAGCAGACTAGCAAGCCACTTAGAGACGGAGCTTAATACCGGCGTTGCTGCATTTCAAAGAACGGTGGCGACGCAGAAGGCAAACGACTTAGGGCTGAAGAAATTCCTTTATGAAGGCCCGGATGATGATGTCATTAGACCATTTTGCGAAGAGCGGGTTGGGCGGGTGTTTACAGATGAGGAGGCCAAGGATTGGGATAACGGCCAGGGCTTGCCGGCGGATATATTCTTGGGTGGCTACAATTGCAGGCACCGAAAAATATATCTAGACGATGAAGATGCGGAGCAGTTTGAAGAGGAAGAGGAAAGCTAATGGGGTTTCAATTGCGTAATCGGGTCAATATACCGAGAGTTAAAAAGGAAATGATGGACCAGAAAGAGAAAGCGCTAGGGCTTGCTCTTCAGAAGGTAATTCTCTCTTTAAATCAAAGAACCAAGGCTGGGCGGGATGCTTTCGGCAGCCCCTTTGCTGACTATACGGAGGGGTATAAGAAATTTAAGGCGGGGAAGGGTAGGAGTATCTCACCCCCGGACCTCACCTTCACAGGCGCGATGCTCCGCGCAATCCAGTTCAGCATTAAGCGTACCGCAACCGCCATCATAGGCCGCATCTATTTTCAGTCTGCAAAAGAGGCTGACAAGGCTAGAGGAAATCAAGAGAAGCGCCCGTTCTTTGGCTTATCCGCCAAAGAGCAGGATTTAATAATTAACACAGTGAAAGGAAGATAGAGATGCCAGGCGATCAAGACCCAGCAGAAGCAACCGTGTCTAAGGCTGAATTTGATAGGGTGCAAGAGAAGTACCACCGGACAGAAGCGAAGCTAGTTGATCTAGAAAAGCGATTAGAAGGCTTTACCAAAATTGCGGGCGATCCGGCAGAGATATTGGGCAAGCTCGAAGATTATGAACTATTGAAGCGCAAAAAAGCTGAGGGGAGCCCCGACGATCTAAAGGCTTGGCAGGAAGAGAAAGAGCGCGAGATCGCCGCAGCGCTAGAGAAGCGCTACAGCGCCAAATTTGATGAGATGACCAAAAAGCTGACCGATGGGGAGGCCGAGCTTAATAGGCTTCGGGTGGTGAATCCCACTATGCTAAAGGCGGCCGAGCTATTCAACGCAAAGGAATTGCCGCTAGTACAGATGTTAGTTGAGCGTGATTGCGGGTGGCAAGATGGGCAGGTGGTTGTAAAAGGGCCAGATGGCAAGCCGATGTATTCGGCCAAGAATCCCAAAGAGTTTATGGGCATGGAGGAGTATTTGCAAAGCAGAGCAGAACTCTACCCAGGCCTAGCCAAAGCGCAATCCTCTCCAGGCGGCAGAGAAGGCGGCGATAAGATGAACGGTAACGGCGCCGGTAAAATTACCGTTGCTGAATTTAAGGGGATGACTGCACAGGAGCGCGCCAAGCTTCCGACGCATGAGCAGCGATCTCTATCAGTACAAGCTTTAAAATCTATGTAATTTTAGGAGAACAAATTTATGGCAGAGTATAGAGATAAAATTGTGGCCTTTGCGGGCCACTCAACGGGTAACTGGCACAATCTTTCGTGCACTCAGGCACAAAGCTTGAGCATTGTCGCGAATATGTGGAGCTTCACCTCCTCATTTACGCCAGTACGAAACATTGATGCCGGTGCCGCAGGGTCCGATCAATATATGCGGCGATTATTCGCTACGTTAGTTTCGGACCTGTTTAAAACTTCAAACTATTAATTTCAATTTTCTAATTTAGGAGAACAGATTTATGGCACTAGAAACAGAATATGCAAATATAATCGGACCTACTGATGTAGTGTCCAATGCGGTGGCAGACGCGCTCGTGCAGAGCGTTGTTTGTGTCCCGCTTATCTATGCGGAAAACTTGCCGGCCGATACCAGGGTGAAGCTCTGGAGGAAGGACGGGTCGTTTGCCGCCGAGGAATTAGCCGAGTCTACTAGCACTTCAGCCTTCGGACAGCTGACACAGACTAGCGTGTCGGCAACTGCGGCAAAGGCCGTGTCAGTTTCTAAGCTGACAGTTGAGGCGATCAGATTTCGCGAGATCTCGGTTGCTTCAATGGCTGCTAAGCAGGGGCAGAGTATCGCTAGGCTGCTTGACGCCAATATTATCAGCCTGATTTCAGGCTTTAGTCAGTCGGTAACGGCAACTTCGGTTGCCACTCCTGACATTTGGATGGATGCGCTAAGCACCATTCAGGGCAGCTTGGCGGCTAAGAAGGGCGGGAACCTTCGCGGGATTCTGCACTCTAAAGCAGCAGGGCAGCTCAGGAAGCATCTGATTAATACTTCCGCTTCACCCTTTACCTTGCAGCCGATGCTATCGCTCCTTCAGGGCTATGAATCCCCGAATGGATACGTGGGAAGCTTGCCAGGTATTGACCTATTCGCCACTACGGGAATCGGGACAAGCGGCGGCGATTATCTAAACCTTTGCTTCAACCCTGATAACGCCTTCGGCGGTGGATACGATCCGGGAGTACAGACCGAGGTTGTATTTGTCGGCTCTGGCGGCGTTTACTACGAAATCACCTCCTATATGTTCAACAAGGTTGTTGAATGGGTGGATGAAGGTGGTTGCATCGTGAAGAGTGATACCGGCTTATAATTTTAACATACCCTTAACTTACCCGGGGGCGGGAACGGCTCATCCTCCATCCCGCCCCCTTTTTTGGAGAAAATAATGCAAACTGAATATGATGAATTGCTAGCAGACTTTCGAGAGCCTATGTTTCAAAGGCGAAGAAAAATCCCCTATGTGCTTTTCGGGCTTCAGCGGCAAAATTATGACGCAGAAGGCAGAATGAAGCCGGAGCCTGATTTGTTTTGCTTAGATTGCAGCAGCTCCTCTGGGCAGATTCCGATTATTCAGTACTATCTAGGCAAGGGGTATAAGATTCTGAAGTACTGGTTTCCAGTCAACGAGAAGGCGCAAGAGGTTCAACTCGGGCAAATTGGGGTAGAGGTGGATGACAAGCTGGGCACTGGGCAATACAGAGCGCTCGCCAATTTCTGCCAGCAGACTATGGATTATGACCCTGAAGAGATTAAGAAGCTGAAGATAGAGAAAAGCTTGCTTGAGGAAAGGTTAGCAAAGGAACAGGAAAAGAATGCAAAAGCTGAAGGAAAAGCTGGAGCTAGTAGAGCAGCAGCTTAGAGAAAGGCTCAAGGAAAAGCGTGAGGCCGATTCGCATTATCAGCAGCTAAAGCGCACCCCCGAGGGGGAAAGAAAGCGCAATGCGGTAGACGAGATCGGCAAGATGGTTCTAGATCACGAGCGAAAGCTGGGACGTGAGCCTACTTACGAGGAGTGCAGAAAGAAAGCAGAGGAATCAATGCAGAGAGTGGACAGAAGAAGATGACGGCGCATTTCGGGCAGGACATTATTAGGGAATTTGTCCCAAGGCCGGGGGAGGAGTTTATCCCCCTGCCTAGCCAGAGTCCTAATATTTACCTATTCACCACTAAACCCACCAGGACGGTGGCGAGCGCCGGCACAGGAGCGGTGCAAACCATTACTAGCTGGTCGCAGATAACGGCCGCCCCTAATCTTTGGCAGTACACAATAGCGGCTATTGACGATCCTGATCCGACGGGCGTTACCGCCGAGGTGCGGTATTGGGAAGCGGTTAATTATATTTCTCAGGCAAGCGAGCAGACCCAGACTGTCATTCGCTCCTTCCTGATTTATCGGGACGAGGCCGGGCAAGATATTCCAGGTACTACAACAGACGATCTAAAGAAGGTATTCCCGCAGATCTCGAGCTATGCCACCGATGATCAGCTTGACGAAGTGCTCTTACTTGCAGAAGAGGAGATCCGGCGCGATCTAAGAAAGCGCGGCTTTCTCTGGTCAAGGCTTAGGGGGCTTAAGGAAATCAAGATAGCCCTTGCTTATAGGGCAATCGCTTTCAATGCGATGAATCAAATTACAGCCGATAGGGATAGGCACGATATTAGATTTAGAAACTATTTAGAGCTTAGTAGCGGGGCGCTAAACACGGCGCTATTGGGCTATGATCAAGATGGAGATGGTGAAGAGGATTCGGTAGTGGTGGCAAGGCCCAAGGGCTGGCTAGTGCAGAGATGACGCTAGTTACCGACATTGAAACGGCCTGGAAGGATACCATTTGGGCGCATGCCGATATTAAGGCCATCACAAATAAAGCTTACCCCTTTGAGATAACAAACGCCTCAGAATTTGAGGTGGGCCAGCTCAGCTTTCAGCAGAAGGTTAATTTTTTTGAGTACGTTATCTCCCCCACGGTGGAGACTAACCTGATTGGCAATTCTGCCGGCGGCGTGATTAATATCGAGGCGGCAATTAGGTACACAATAGAGAAAGATACCAAGGGGGTGGCGTTTGCTGCAGCCAGAAATGCTATCTGGACGCTACTTAAAACGGTGCGGGATGAGCTTGGGACTAGTTGGGATAGTACGGTGGATTTTTACAAAGAGCAGCAAGATATTCCCGAGATAATAGAGGCGCAAATATTAGAGCAGCAATGCTGGCGCTGGGTGTATAGATTTTTAGCAACTAAAACGATTTCAAATTTCTAGGAGATTAAGTTTATGGCAAACGTAACAGGAGCTTCAACAAACCTGATCGCCAAGACGGGCACCACCTTCGGGACTGCCGTCCAGGGCGGATCGGGCGATCGTATGGTGGTCGACTCGATTAACCACTCTAAGGGAACCGAGGAGCTGTCAGAGGCTGGGATCGGCTCCGGGTTGGATATGACTGCGGAGGCTCAAGCCGGCGCAACTACCCCGACGGTGACGATTGAAAAGAGCGCTAGCTATAACGATGCTGGGCAGATACTCGAGGCGCTTTTGCTAGGCCGGGCAGCGGTAACAAATCTAGGTTCAGGCGCTTATGGGCATTCGATTTACTATGATGCAAATAGGGCGCTCTCTTGGGCCACGATAGCCTTTACCGCCACCACAGCATCTCTTATCGAGTATCCAAGCTGCACCCCTACTAGGGTCACAGTAACGGCGGCCAATGCGCCTAATTACGTCAAGAAAAGGTTTGAGTTAATGGGGAACGATCAGGTTGTCGTTGCGGCTAGCCAGGTAAATACCATTGCCTCACTAGCAGCCGCTACGGTGGCAAATTCTAAGCGGATAGTGGTCAGGCCGAATGATAAGTTTCGGATTAATTTGCGCACCGATGGTGCTCTGGCGGATAGTAGCAAGCGGAATATCGAGTCAATTACTATCGACTTATCGGTAGAGGCGGAGCAGGTCAGGGAGATTAAGAACAGCGCCGGGAATGGCATCGTTCGGTTATCTAGCAGCCCGCCCTTTGTCGGTACTGTTACGGTGCAGTTTAGATCGCTAAATGACTTTGAATTTGTCACCGGGCAGGCCAGCGGGACAGAGTTTAAGGCTGATTTTACCGTTACCTCGCCTGACCTGATAGGCGGCTCCTTTTATTACTTTGAGCAGTACAACTTTCCTCTACTCAAAATCATCCAAGATTATGAGTACAATGTATCTAGCGGAGCAGAGAATCCCTATACGGTTGTATTTAAGTGTATGGCGGCACCCTCTATCCCAACAGGGATGTTAGACACGTTGCCATATAAGCGCGTTCAAAATGATAGATCGACTAAGATGGTATGATAAAACTAAAAGAAACAATTGTAATTGAAATTGCTTGCGAGGGGTCAGATCCTGCGAAAATAACCTTTGCTAAGCCAAGATTAAACAAAATCTTGGATAACGCCTCTTTGGATGCAAAGAGTCCGGACGGAACAAAGGAGCTATATAGCAGGCTTGCAAGTCAGGTTTTAGATGTTGTGGGCGTCGAGTATGAGGATGGCACAAAGCTAACTGCGGAAGGCCTGAAACAGCTCGACGTTCCCCTAGATTTCATGCTGGAGGTTATCAAGGCTTACAATAAGGCAACGACGCGGAAAGAAGATCCGGAGGCGGCAGAAAAAAAGGAGCAGAAGCCCGAATCGTCCAGCGCCTAGAGGCGCTGCTCCTTACTTATCCCAATCTGCGCTGTGAGCACTGTTACCAGTTAAAAAAGGACGATAACATTCCGCCCGAGTGCGAGGTGGGTATCTGCCCTGTTGAGGATCTTGCTAGTGATATAGATCTCAACCTATGGTGCCAGAAATATCTGCGCGCTAAATCGCTCTACCACTTAACAGAAGATCCAAAAACTCAGCAAGGAGTTTTTGAGGAGCTGGGACTTTATGATAACCCCGATTTTCATCTAAGGATCGAAGGTGTATACGCCAAGTACTTGGCGAAGAATCGAATGTCAACAGTAAGAGAGAACAAAAAATGGAACAAGATCTTGTAGGGATGACGGCGGAAGAAGAGAAGATGTTTAATGATGAAATCAAGGCCAATGGTAAATGGCAGGATGAAAAACAGGCGCTAGATAGGCTTGACAATCTTTACAATTATTTGGTTTCCGAATCCCCTGGCGATTTAGTTCGGCAGTTTAATCAGCTTTATTTACTTGCTCAGCAGATATTCCAGGAGAATTTGGAGCTGAAAAAGAAGGTGAATAAGGTAACGGCCATGTATCTTCGGAGCGAAATGCGCGCGCAGGGATTTTTAAATCCGATGATTTATAACTTTAGAAAGCAATTTCAAGGCTAAAGACTAATGGCGTTCGGCTCTAATAACGACATGGACATCCAAGTCAAGGTGGATGCCAGCGGAGCGATCCGCATTCTTGACTCATTAGGAAATGAGATCAAGAAGGTTGAAGGGGCGGCCAAGAGCGCCGGGACCGGGTTTAGTAGTTTTCAGAAAAGCATAATCACGCTTAATCAAGGCCTGGGGCTGGCTAAGACTGCTTTTACTGGGGTGAGTAAAGCGGTCGGCGGGATAGCGGATACTCTTGAGCGCGGTTCGGCGGTTAATGATGTTAATAAATCCTTCCAAGATCTATCAATCACAGCTGGCAAGCTAGCCGATACCTACCTAAATGATCTTAACGAGGCCACTGGGGAAACGATTGCTAATTTTGATTTACAAAGAAAAGCAATTGAGGCGGTCAGAGCGGGTGCTAAACCAAAGGAGTTTTTAGAGCTTGCCAAGGCCTCTCGAGCTCTTGCGGAGCAGGCGGGCGGCAGCACAGTTGAGGCGCTAGACGAGCTTAGCCGAGCGTTTGAAACTGGGCAAACGCGGATGTTGAAAAACAAGCTGGGGGTGATCGATCTCGGCAAGGCTGAGGCGGAACTTGCAAAAAAATTAGACGTTGCTAGTAATTTGCTCTCTAGGGAGGGCCAGGTTCAGGCAGCAAGAACAGCAATTCTTGAATATTCTCGCAAAAAGACTGAGGAGGTTGGCGCAGTAACTAAGGATGCGGGCGATAATATAGCGCAATTTGGCAAGATCGTTACCGATGCGAAAGATAAGGTCTTTTCGGCAGTTGAGCAAAATGTCAGCTTAAACAAGTCTCTTGAAGAGTTAAAAACTCTAATCGCCACTACCGACTTTACCCCTCTAATTAATTTCCTATCTAAAACAATTAGCCTTGCGACTCAAGCTGCTTCTGCTCTTACGAGCATGGCAACTGCGGCTCGAAATGCTAGTAATCCGTTTAATCAAATTCAAGCTAAGAGCGCAGAGTTTCAAAATAGCCTTAAATCACTGAGGGAGCAGCTTAAGAAAGTTTCTTCTCAGGATGGCGTTGCGGCTGTTGCTAAGGGGATCGTAGATCTCGAGAAGAGAATGCGGAGCATGGGGGAGTTGACCGATGAAGCTGCCGGTCAATTGTTGTTACTTTCAAGGGCTGCGGAAAGAGCTGCTCAAGAATTTCAAGGCCCGGTTGCTCCACTGGAGAAATTGAATGAAAATTTAATAGATCAAGAAAAGGCGGCAGAAGAAGCGAGAAAGGCGCAAGAGAAACATAATGAGGAGCTTAAAAAGGCGCGTGAGCTTTACGAAAAGCTAAACAGCGCCGACGGGATTAGTGAGTATGCTAGTAAGATTAATCAAGTTGATAAGCTGCACAAAGATGGGATTATCACCCTAGAGAAGTATAATGAGGAGATAGAAAAGCTTAGAAATCAATTCAAGAGCGGCGGCGGCGATGTTGGCAACTTTGATAGAGCTCTAGCCCAGATTGGCATTGAGGCGGCTCAAAAAGCGGCAGACGAAGCCCGCGATCAGCTCATGGCGGCCTATGAGGATGCCGTTAATTTCTACGGGGAAATCTGGTCAGAGATTATTCACACAGGCACTTTCGATCTCTCAAGAGCCTTGAAAGAGGTTGCCGTAGGTTTTGCGGCGCAGATGACGGCGGCAATGCTTGGAATACCGGGCTTTAGTTCCTTTGGTGGCTTGGGGCAAGGGTTGGCGGGCAATTTACTAGGCGGTAGCGGCGGGCTGGGCGGCATTGCTGGCTTTGCCGGAGGCGCTGGACTCCTTAGCGGAACTTCTGCCGGCGGCTTTATTTCAGGGCTTGGTGGTAATGTTGGCCCGGTGGCTAGTGGCGCAGAGTATAGCGGCATGCTAGCGGGCGCGGGGCCAGCGGGCTGGGCAGCTCTTGCTACGGCAGCGGTGCTAGCGGTTGGCTCTCAAACAGAGTGGTTTGGGCTTGAGGGCGGCATGAGCGCGGGGCAGAGGGAGCGCGCAGACATAAGAGATCGGATCGCAGGGCTAGCCGGCACTGATACCTTCAACGGTCAAAATTTATTCGGCATAGACTTTCACCAATTTGATGAATCAATTCCTATTCTAGAGGAAGCGAGGAAAGAACTTGAGGGCTTAGCCCTTGTGCTCACCCAGGGGAGCGAACAAGCTGATGAGTTTC